TGCGTCGATACACGCAGCTAAAGGCAGAGAACTTTTAGTCTCTTGGATCGTCACCCATTGCAAAGCGCGTGTACCAAATAGACTTCAGCAAATCTTGGGTGGCATCGTCTTTTTTCCCAGCACGCCATTGGTATTTGAAACTGGCAAGTCGGCAATAGGTTTCGACAGCCTCAATACCAAACGCTGCGATCATGGCATCAATGCACTCTATGTCGCTTGCGGCATAGTGCGCAGGCGAGTACACCATATCGTTTTTAGCCACCGACTGCTTTTGGCCCTTTCATTTGAGCAGTAATGTAGTCGGCAACGCCGTCTGTGGGGAACAGGTAACGCTTGCCACTGCGCCAGTGTGGGATGCCTAGCTCATCACGATACAGCTTATTGTAGATCGTTTGCTTGTTGGCTTTTACAAGGTCTGCGAGTTCATCAACGGTCATAAACGCGCCGTAATCTTCTCGGAGTGATTGGTGCATAGTTTATCTCTAATACTGATAAATTGTATACATTGTACTAAACAATACGGTGCCTATATAATAGCTACAGCTATATTAAAAAACAATACTTAGAGGAATAAAGCGATCATAGGCTTTATGGAAGTGATCTCAGGGCAGGCGACGGCTTTGGGCAACATATCTTTAGGTATGGGTTGGATTTTCCACTCGCCTTTCCACTTAATCAGGTAGCTATCTCGCTGCTGATATTTTGCTTCTTCGGACGTCCTTGGTACCGCCCAAATTAGACAACCAATTACAGTTTTGCCGAATGTTTTTGTTGGCAAGTCGTTCCAAGTTTCATCCCAACAAACCATTTCGGTTGTAAGTCGGTACAGGTCTTTTGGTTGTGCTTTGTACGTTGGCACGACTGCAACGCGCTGTGCGTCATTGTTTGTCTTTAGCAGGATGCTGTCGGGGTAGTCTTTCCCGTAATCAGGATCGATGTCGTAAGGGCTAACCTCAAGATAGTTTGCCAACTTCCATATCGTTTTATCAGTAAGTTTGTTGATGTTTGCAATGTAATGACTAAACAGGCTTTGGTTCCAGCCTAGTTCTTTGGCTGCATCATTCTGGGTAATCTTTTCGTTGGCTTTTTTGTTGAACCACAGTCGACGTAGATTTTGTACTGCTACGGGCAGCTGTTCTTCGTTGCTCATGCCGAACCTATCTCCTCCCCACGTCAGTGGGAGTTAGTGACGCTATTTGTAATCCAGTCGGCTACGTCAGGTACAGATAGCGGGTTGGAGAACGATTCTTTGAACAGTCCAACATCGACTTCAGCTGGGCTAAAGATTGCTGCTCCGTTTTGGTGCGCCACGATAATGACGCAGGACAGATGATACTCAATTAGTCTATTAAGGAACAAGCGTTGTTGAGCAGATAGACCAACTTTAATCGGTGTTGTACTCTTTTGGGGCAAGAGTACGTATTTGTATTCAACAAATAATGTACCGGCGGGGCCAGCATACCAAGCATCTGGTACCCCGCCTGTGTACGTGTCGTGAATCTTCCACCGCATTACGTCGGGCGGAAGTTTACGATGCACAGCCCGAATGAAACTGTGCTCGTTCACTTGCTACTTCTGGTGAGCCTTGAAGACTTCCATAGCGTAGTCGTAGTCATCCTTCTGTGCCCAGCCTACGTTCTCGACTTTCAGGTTTGCAAAGGTATTCCCTTCATAGGTCTCTTTGAAACTGATCATCTTCCACAGGCAGGCGAAGCGATCACCGCCTTTCATCTGGATCTCCGTGTTCCAAGCCTTGGAAGCACGCATTTTTGATCGCGTTAGATCCGTGATGGCTGGCGCTGATAAAGCACCGGTCTTGGGATCTTTCACGATCAGCAAATGAACGTGGGTGTACTCAGGATTAAAGTCCTCTTCAGCGCCTTGTCCTTCGTGGACTAGGTCTGCAATACGCTGCCGTGCTTCAGCTTCAGTTGCGAACTCACCAAAGAATCCGCCGCCTTTCTGCCGATCTTTCCAGATCTTGTAGCAGGCAGTGAAGTTGACGTTCAGAACGTACATCTCATCCCCGTAGACTTCACCCGTAGCGTCGTTGACGAAGTTACCGTTCTTGGCACCATCAACATACGTGGGCGAGTCTGGATCAATCTCTGATGACATCTTCTGCATCATCTTGATCCGTGGGATTTGAATCTCTGCACCGACATTTTCGTTACCCAGACCTTGATCTAGGTTGATGTGGGCAGGTACTTCCAACGCTGCATCAGCAAGCGCGAGTGCTTTATTAGCCATAATGGCTCCTCTTAGTTACTTAGTTGTTGGTTCTGAAGTTCAGTTTTGTGAGTTCGTGCATCTCGACTCCAGGGATTGCTTCGCCTTCAGCCGTAAGTTCACGGCAGGCTGCAGCAGATACACGTCTGTGCAGTAGATGGAGAGCTTCGTTCTCAATCACATAGGGGCCAAAGGCTTCCCAGTCCGTGACCTGAGGCATCATCTCCGTGGCTACTGATATGGTTGCGTTGTCTGTCGCTAGTCGCTTCAGGCCAATCGCTTCCATTCCTTGGATCAATGACCGCTCTAGCTGTTGCTTACGCTCGTTGAGCGCGGACAGCTGGTCGTTCAGATCCTTAATTTGTTGTCTGACATCGGCCAGTGCGTTGACGGTTTCACCGTCGAGGCTAGGTACTGCTGTTGTGTTCATGCTTCTACTATCCTTCCTTGTGCTCTTGCCTCTTGGGCGTATTCGAGGAGTGTTTTGGTAGGTTCCCAGTGCAGGTCACGTTCAATGCCTAAGCCAAACGGCAGTCGAACTGACGCCAGTTCTTGCATGGAGACAGCCCCCATCTCCGGCTCGCCCATGCCCAAGTCACACAGTCCAAAAAAGATAGCGTTACCTTGTTCAATGCTGCCGGATTCAATTTCGCTGATTAGCCACGTACTGGAACCCACTGGGCTGAACAGTTTCAGGTGTGGCTTACGAAACTTTTCGTGCATCTCGTTGTTCTTCAGTAGCTTCTTCTCTATCTCTTTTGTGATCAGCTTCATGCTGTTTTCCTCAGGTGGTTTAGGTTGTTAAGGATCGTGAGCAGTTCGTCCATGCGATCCAGCTTGCCTTCCAACTTGTCGTACACGTCGGTCTCCCACGTATTGGCAGCAGCGATACGAATGACTTCAGTACGCTTGGTCTGACCAGCACGGTAGATACGACGGTTAAACTGCTGATAGTGCTCAGCGTTGTAGGTAGGCGAAGCCCAGATCACAGTGGTTGCTGTTGTCATGGTCAGGCCGTGACCAGCTGACTGCGGGTGACAGAACACCACCTGTAGTTGCCCCGCCTGCATACGCTCGACAATATCAACGCGCTTGTGAGGCGGTGTGGTGCCGTCTATGACGCCGTATCGGATACCGCGCTTGTCACACTGCTCAACCAAATGCGTCTTCTCATGCGCCCAGTTGAAGGCCACAAGGCTATGCGCACGCTCTTCGATCAGCTGCATGACAAGGTCATAGCGATCTTCATGAACGCCAATGACATTGCCTTCGTTGTCGTACATTGCACCCGTGCAAAGCTGCAGGAGTTTTTTGACCTTGGCACCGGCATGAACGGCGTTGATCGTGCCTTGATTGGTGTGCAGTACCGAGTCTTCAGCCAGCACTGCGTACTGATTCATGATCGTGCGGGGCAGGGTAGTCGTTAGGGTAGACACCGTCTGCTCTGGCATGTCGATACATTCTTCTAGCGAGTAGCGAATGTTGATGTCATACAAAGCCGCAGCCACTTTCTCTTCTGCGTCATCGCAGTCAATCCATTCGTTTGCAAACCCGTTGAAACGACTCGTGCAAACGCTGGCTCGAAACGGGTAGAACCGTTTACCCAGCCGCAAACCGTCATCGATAAGCAGGGTGGGGTGCCAGATGTCGAGAATGGTATTGCTGTTTGGCGTACCGGACATAGCTACGCGGTAGTCAAAGCGGTCAATGATCTTGGCAATAGCTTTGCTACGCGCACTGGTGCGGTTCTTGAATGCCGTGAACTCGTCAATGCAGATGGTGTTGAACTGGGCCAGCGCCAGTGGATTCTTAACCAACCACTTCACGGCCTCGTGATTTGTGATCACAAGGTCTGTGTCTTCAGCAAACGCCTTAGCGCGGTTTTTAGCGAAGGCAATACTGTACGTCAGGTCAGGCTGAAACTTGTCAATGTCAGCCCCCCACGACGCTTGCAGGATGCTCAGCGGAGCAACTACGAGCATACGGCCTCGGTCTGCCGGTAGCTTAGCGTAGGCATCGATGACGCTGCGGGTTTTACCGGTGCCTGGGTCTGAGGTAATTAGGCACTTGCGCTTTTGCACAATGAAGTCAGTGGTTTGAGACTGATGAATAAATGGTTTTTGCATAATTAGTTTTATTAGTTAAGGATATAATGATACAACTTGTACTAAAAGTTAGTCAAGAAAATCGTCAAGAATCTTTTGCCGATAGACCGCCTGATCTTCTCGGCTCATCTTTGTAATGATCTTGATATTGGATTTTTTGATCTTGTAGGTTTGCCAGAATGCAGCTTCTGGTGGGTCTGTCTTGAGGGCGTACTCGACGGTGGTGCCGTCCTGATCGGTATAGAACATTTCCATCAGTTCTCCTCAGGCAGATCAATGTTTGCCAAATCTCTCTTCGAGATCGTAGAGAATGATCGCCAACTCTCGACGTTTCATTTTAGTGAACTCTTTTGATTCCGGCCCGAAACGATTTTGGTATGCGCCCTTCTCTATGTGCGCTTGAACAATGTCGAGTACTTCTTCTCTTGCAATATCTCGCGGTGACATCATTACTTTAGTCCTCTTTAGTTGGGGGGGGGTTCCACGACCTCGGCCAGCCTCAGTCAATCTGGAGGAGAGGCCAGACTGATGGGATTGCAAGACCAAGCCGAGGTCGCGGAGACGGTTAAGTAACGCCCCATTCGCAAGCGGGTTCGTCACCTTTCTTGTAGTGGCACCATCGGCAGTTATGGCTGCTGGGCTTCGGTTCGTATTCAGTAGCAGTGGTCATGGCAATAGCGCGATGGTAAAAACCTGGAGCAAACGCCATCGCTTCTGGACGAGTAAACTGCTTGATCGTGGTTTCACCCTTGTCGAGATACCACAGTTCTGTCTGTGCAAACTCAATGTGCGGGTATCGAAAGAACGTACCGATGGCATAGAGCAGACATTGCTGTGAATGCGGTATCTCGTTGCCAAACTTCTTGCCAGTCTTGTAGTCAATCACTCGGCAGGACTGCTCGTCTTCTAGTACCAAGGCGTCGAGCTTGATGCGTGCCCATGTATCGGGCTGCATCCAGCCAACCGGTGACCAGTCCAGATCAAATCCCCACTCGCCTTCGAGTTCGACCTTTGCATCAACGTACAGTTTGCGCAGCTGATCGAACTGATCTTCAAACTTCTTCAGTGTTTGCGGCATCTCGCCTAGCTTGCCGCACACGTAGTCCTCGGCTTCTTGGTGGATGTCAGTACCGCGCTGAGCAGCAGGGCTGGTCGGCTCTTTGATTTTTTTCACACGCCCTAGGTACGTGCGATACGGGCACTCCTCATAGACCTTGAGTGCGGAGTATGACCAAGACGGCGTTAGGCCCAGCTTCTCAGGTTTTGCTGTGAGACGTTCTAGGTCTGGTCTGTCGTCTTGTGTCAGCTGCATTGTCGGTCTCAATAAAAGTGGGACAGGGCAGTAGGGTTGGCCTACTCCGAGCGTCCGGTTGAGGCCCCCCATTGCTGAAGGGCCATATCCCAAAACTGTGCGGTGATCGATGCGATTGGCGATGTCAGACAGAGGGAGTAAAGACTCTCTGTTGGAGCGCGCACTTCATCGCATCTATTCTTTAAGCCAGTTCGACTTGGCAAAGGATCGTCGGACGTCACCGCTCCCCCGACGAGTACTAGCTCCGTTCAATAATGTATATGTTGTACTATTTTAGTCTATGCGACTAGCTTTTTATCGGCATCGGTGAAGTAATTTTCGATTACCTCACGGCGTGCTTCCTCGGACAGTTGCCAATTGACTTCGACACCACGGATGGGGCTGATGTCTCGGTGCGCGCCATGCTGACGCTTGCGGACTTTCGCTAAGCCATTGCGTTCCAGTCGCTTGGCAAACTCTTTTTGGTTGAGCCGTGGGTTTTGTTCAGTCAGCGCATGGAACACAACACGTAATGATTCGTCTTTGATGATCATGTACGGATCGCTGCTACGGGCTACCCAGTTCTTCACAAAGCGCTGTGCCGACAACACGTCACCCGACCCCATGAGATTGGTGGTCTCGACTTGCAGTACATCGGTAAAGAACTCCAAGTTGCCAGTCTTTAGCGCAAGGCAGAAGTCTTCAAAGACGGACATGCTTACATGGCGCATCTCAGTCTTAGCGTCGTTGTTGACCGGTATTCGCACCAGACGCTCGTCCACTTTGAACGTCTGCAGGTAACCCGCCAGCAGATGTAGCTCACTGTCGATGGCGTCAAGATTCGCCAGTACCTGCGGTCTGGCAACCTCTAGCTTTTGTTCTTGGCGCGGTGCCACGTTGTATCGGCGGTCACCGTCTTCGATCTTTACTGCGTCCAAACGATTGGTCAGGAAGATAAAGTTCGTGAAGTTTCTTACTTCCGTTTGGTTTGAACGCATTGCACGGATGGTCATCGTGTTCTCAGTGATCTGATTCTTGAGCTTGTCAGCAATCTTGATCGTGCCTTGGCTGGCACTGGACATATGAAACTCATCGACAATCAGGAAGAGGGCAGTGCGCATGAACAAGTTGAACTGCTCTTCGATATTCTGCAGGGCTTTCATTGGAACGTGCGACTCACCAAACAGGGGCCTGAGTATACGGCTGTAGAACAACCCCTTACCTGTGCCTGGGACACCAGTAAGCACCCAAGCGGTACCGGCTTTCTTGCGAGTCTGGTAGATATAACTCAGCCAGTTGATGAACCGCTCAAACTCTTCGTCACCGTCACCCAAGATGTGGTGCATTAGGTTGTAGCTCAGCGGACACTTGCTCTGAATCTTTACGGCCTCGCCTAGCCCGAGTCCTTTCTTTGGCAATGTCGCGTTCAGCATATAGTCAGTCTGCCGGTACATGTTGATATAGAAAGGTGTCTGATCCAGCTGTACCGCTTCCTGCTGCTGCGTCGGATCAAAGATCACACGAGCATCCGGTATGAAATCAGGTGACGGACGTCCGTGTGACTGCATGAAGTTCTCAACCGATGTCTTTGCCAAAGGCGTCAGCGGATAGTCATCGCGGAACTGCTTGAGGTTTGGATCGAACAGCCCTGCGTAGAAGATGTCTGTGTAAAAGTCACGGATAGCTATCGGCACCGGAGCCTTACCGCTTTCTGACATGTGCTCGTCAAACATCTCAAAGATGTTGAGATAAAAGTCTGGGTCTGCTTTTTCTATCTCAAAGATCGGTTCGTCTTTGAAGTTATACATGTACGCTGGGCTACGCAGATCGAAGTAGTACGCGCCGGAATCACCGCCATTGATGTTGCACCTGATGTAAGGCGCACTGTCGGTGCTGGAAACGGTGATCGATACTTTGTCTGGGTTCGTCAGCACTTCTTCATTGTGATGATTGACCGGTAGTATCTTCAATCGCTCTTTCTTTTTGCCCATGCCAGCGTCTTCGCGCAGCTTATCTTTCACTGCACGGCTGACTGAGAACATTGCTTCGCGGCTGATGCCACCCATTAAAGCAGCCAGATCAAAGCGATCACGGTCTTTACTTACCAGTACGATGCGATCCGAGTCATCTGCGAATGGGTTGACCGCACCGTTGGTAAACACTGGTGGTGCTATGAAGACGGTCTTGCTGTTGTCAGCAACGCTGGTGTCGACCACGTACTTAAGTGAACTGCCGTTAACTGATAGTTGAATCTGATCACAGAACAAGGTGTCTGCGTGGTTCACATGTTGAAGCCAGAGCTTCATTGTCTTCGGCGGTACCGGCACCGTCAGTAAAAAGAACAGGTGCAGTGAGTACACGTCTGCCTTAATACCAAAACTACTGCTGGCTTGAACCACGTAGCTAACATCATGCAGTGCCTCAGGTAATGAGTTCACAACAATGTTAGCTATGTGTTCCAGATGCACATGAGTCAGTGGTCCACTGGCTGCGGTTACATTTGGTATGGTCAGACCGTCGATGTCGAGCACCAGCAGTTCGCTGTACGCACCTCGGTTTGCTTGACCTTTGCGCGACTCGTTCTGCAGTTCTTTTTTTAGCGGCCCCTTGAGCAAGCAGTGCCCAAGCTGTGCGGCTTGTGTGATTGTCTGATGTAAGTCTTGTGTGTTGCTTATCTCAACAGTCTGGCTGTCAACGAATGAGACAAACGGGTAAGGGACAACAGTTTGCCCTTGAAATTTTTTGGTCAGAAGAGTGCCGTCGCTTGCACTCAAAAACGTCAGCGAAGTCATGCTGCCTCGTCTCTTTTATTCTTAGGTGTAGTGCAAAAATATTATAGGATGTACTATTCTGCTTCAACCGAATAATCTGTTTTCCTCCTTATCGTTACGGTTTCAGGTGCATCAAAGTGCAGTTTCACTGCCGAATTCGTCGTCTGATTTACGGTAATAATTACCTCTGTTCCATCAGGCATCGTCAGTACGACACTCTCCGACGTTCTACGTGAAACAATCAATGAACTCATTTGGAATAGCCGACGTCCCAACCACCTTCAGCTTCCAATGGTAACTCACTCGCCCATGCAGGAGGAGTGCGCATCACATCGATCATTGTCTGTAACTTTTCTTCAGGGTTGCTTTGATCTGCAACGGCAATGATCTCGTCGTGTACGGTGAGTACAACATCGAAGCCATCCAGTGCTTGGATCGCTAGCATCTGATCACAAATGATTATCCTTGCCAGCGCTTGAACCACGTTCTCCGTGATACGCCCACCGTAAGTCTTAACCAATTTGTTCATGGACTTATACGCCAGCCCTTCAGGCGTCATCTGCAGGCATGGATACTTCAAGGCCATGCCATTGGGTAGCTGGATTGCGTTGTGCGCCGCTTGCACACACTTGTGTGAGATACCAAACCCGTCGCCAGTACGCATGGTGCGTGACTGTCTGAGTAAGTTTTCAAGGGCTACCCACAGCTTTGGTATGTAAGCAAAGTCAGAGCGGTACTGACGCACGACGCTCAGTGCTTTATCAAAGTCGATCTCAATTCTTTCGGCAGACTGCTTGAGTGTGGCTTGAAACTTTTCCGGCCCCATGCCATAGCCGAGTCCAAGCACAGCAGTCTTACCAATGAATCGCTCGACGGTATCTGCCTTCGTGATCTCACGATCAAATACTTTACTGGCAAACTCACAGTACACATCAACGCCTGACCAGTA